GCATTGAAGGCAGGGTACAGGTCAGGGTTGGAGGAGACTATAGCACTCCAACTAACAAGCCTATCTGTACCCGTTATGTATGAGACTGAGAAGTTCAAGTATGATGTGAATGAGGTACGCACGTACACGCCTGACTTCCTGCTTCCCAATGGAATCGTCATTGAATCAAAGGGTAGATTTGTCGCTGCTGATAGAAAGAAACATCTACTCATCCAGGAGCAATACATTTTCCTTGACATCAGATTCGTCTTCAGCAACAGTAAGGCTAAGCTTACTAAAGGATCTAAGACTACCTACGGGGATTGGTGTAACAAGCACGGGTTCCTTTACGCTGATCGACTAATCCCTGAGGAGTGGATAAAAGAATGCCCCTGATACATCGCGTACTCAACGGACCATTGACAGATGACGAGGAGAACATCCTTTGTCTGTGCCTAGTAGAAGAAGATGGTGAACTCTATGAAGAAGAGTTGATCTTCGATACTATGGAAGATGCTATGGCTTTCTGCGACCACTTCAAGGTATCTATCGAACCAATTGTACTTGAGCAGGGATGGGTAGACCATTGACAAATCGTACCGCTATCGTGTATACTTGCGCTCACGCAGATCCTGGAGCAAGTAACATCCGCTTCGATTGGCTAGGTAGTCTTATCGAAGACATCAAGCCTGACTACGTGGTAGACTTAGGTGACGGGGCTGATATGCGTAGCCTCAATACCTACGACACACGTTACCCACAAGCTATTGTATCTCAGTCCTATCAGGCTGACATTGAAACGTATAACGATGCACAGTCACGCATCTGGGATCGCTTCAGGCTTAAGAAGAAGAAGCGTCCTTGGCGTATTGGTTTCGAGGGTAACCACGAACATCGTCTGAAGAAGGCTATCTCTGTCGATCCCCGTCTAGAGGGTAGCAAGTATGGTATCTCCTTCTCCCACCTACAGACTGACTATTGGTTTGATGATTACCATGAGTACAAGAACTCAGCCCCTGCTCTAGTTGATTATGATGGTGTCCTCTATGGGCACTATGTAGCTAGCGGCAACTTTGGGTCTGCTCTATCGACTAAGCACCACGGCTACTCCCTCACTGAGAAGCTATCATGTAGTGCAACTGTTGGGCATAGCCACAAGTTCCACTACTACGTCAAGGCTGAGGGTAGACCTAACCCTCTCCATGCCCTTGTCGCTGGATGCTTTAAGGGTAAGGAAGAATCTTGGGCTGGACAGGCTAATGCTGAATGGACTAAGGGTGTCGCTATCAAACGCTACATCAGTAATGGAACTTACGATCTCCAATGGGTAAGCCTTGCCGCATTGGAAAAGGAGTACGGGTAGATGTTTGACTTAGAGAGTAAGATCAGAGAACTGGTCGATAACTATGGACTGATGTTGCTCCTCGAACAGAATGACATCTCTGAAAGGTTTGTCATTAAGTACCTAGTCCTTGAAGGTTTCATTGACGTTGATGACTACTTCAATCTTGACGCAGAACTAGAAGAATGGAAGAGGGTAGAAGAATGATTAGTGGTGATGACATCGAAGCGTTCAAGGATCAGCAGTTCGAAGATGTGCTATCCTTTACAGACTACCAGATCAAGGCACGATCCTTTGCCTTCTACGACGACAAGCTTATCTATCCTACCCTTGGTCTATGTGGTGAGGCAGGTGAGGTAGCGGAGAAGGTGAAGAAGTTCCTACGTGATGGTACTCTAGATGACCGTGAGGTAGCCAAGGAACTAGGTGATGTACTCTGGTACTTGTCTAACCTAGCAGAGGATCTAGGGTACGATCTAATGGAGATTGCAACGATGAACATCTATAAGCTAGAAGATCGTGCAAGACGTAATGCCCTACGTGGCTCAGGCGACAACCGATAGGAGAGGTAGAATGAATATCAACACACAGTCTAAAGACTACACTGCTGTCAATGGTGGTCTATCTAAATTAGCTAAAGCTGACGCAGATCGTAAGGGCTACAAGTATACGACCAAGGCTGAGAAGGCTCGTCGTAAAGCTAACCGCAACTCGGATGAGAAGAAATAATGAACAACCACCTACCTACTGACTACCAAGCCTTCATCCACACATCACGCTATGCTCGTTGGCTTGATGAGGAGAACCGTCGAGAGACTTGGACTGAGACTGTTAGTCGCTATATGCAGAATGTAATAGTCAAGAAGACACGTGACGAGATCATCGTAGGTGACATTGAAGAGGCTATCCTTAGCCTTAACATCATGCCTTCTATGCGGGCACTGATGACTGCTGGCCCTGCTATGGAGCGCGACAACACCTCAGGCTACAACTGTGCATACCTGGCAGTAGATGATCCCAAGTCCTTCGATGAGGCTATGTTTATCCTGCTGTGTGGTACAGGTGTAGGCTTCTCAGTTGAACGACAGTACGTAGGTAAGTTGCCTGATGTACCTGAGACACTGTTCACCTCTGAGGATTGGATCGTAGTACACGACAGCAAAGAGGGATGGGCTAAGGCTCTGCGTAAGCTCATTGCCATGCTGTACGCTGGTGAGATCCCTAAGTGGGATGTCTCTAAGGTACGTCCTGCGGGTGCTAAGCTTAAGACCTTTGGTGGTCGTGCATCTGGACCTGGCCCCTTGGTCGAACTGTTTAGCTTCACCATCAGTACGTTCAAGGCAGCAGCAGGACGTAAGCTGTCCTCTATCGAATGCCATGACTTGATGTGTAAGATTGGTGAGGTAGTGGTAGTCGGTGGTGTACGTCGATCAGCTATGATCTCTCTGTCTAACCTGAGTGATGACCGTATGCGTAACGCTAAGTCAGGCCAGTGGTGGGATCAGAATGCTCAACGTGCTTTGGCTAACAACTCAGTTGCGTATACTGAGAAGCCAGACATGGAAACCTTCATGCGTGAGTGGTTGTCGCTAGTCGAGAGCAAGAGTGGTGAACGTGGTATCTTCTCCCGTCCTGCTTCTAAGAAACAAGCAGCTAAGAATGGACGACGAGATGCTAACCATGACTTTGGGACTAATCCGTGCAGTGAAATCATTCTTCGTCCACAGCAATTCTGTAACCTCACAGAGGTCGTGGTCAGAGCAACGGATACACTTAAGGACTTGGAAGAGAAAGTAAGGCTAGCCACCATCCTTGGTACTATCCAATCTACCTTCACTAACTTCCCCTACCTGCGTAAGGTATGGCAGAAGAACACAGAAGAAGAACGTCTGCTTGGTGTGTCCCTTACTGGTATCATGGACAACGAGTTGATGTCTGATAACTATGGAGATACAAACCTCGCCTTCACATTAGGAGTACTGAAGAATGTCGCTATTAACACTAATGCTGAGTGGGCTGAACGCCTTGGTATCCCTGCTTCTACTGCTATCACTTGTGTCAAGCCTTCTGGCACTGTCTCCCAGCTTGTTGATTCTGCTAGTGGTATTCATGCTCGTCACTCAGACTACTACATTCGTACTGTACGTGGTGACAACAAAGATCCACTGACACAGTTTATGAAGGATCAAGGCATCCCAAGTGAACCTGATGTGATGAAGCCTGACACTACTACTGTGTTCTCCTTCCCACAGAAGTCACCTGAAGGGGCTATCACTCGCAACGACATGACTGCTATTGAGCAGCTTAAGTTGTGGATGACATACCAACGTCACTGGTGTGAGCATAAGCCTTCTGTTACCATCACTGTTAAGGATGATGAGTGGATGGAAGTTGGTGCTTGGGTCTACAAGAACTTCGATGAAGTATCAGGTGTGTCATTCTTGCCACACTCAGACCATACGTATCAGCAAGCACCCTATCAAGACTGCTCTGAACGTGAGTACCTTGAAGCACTAGCCTTGATGCCTGAGCGTATTGATTGGGCACGACTGAGTGAGTATGAGACTGAGGATACTTCCAAGGGTACAAGTACGTTTGCTTGCGTTGGTGGTTCATGCGAAGTTGTTGATCTTAACTGAGGGTAGCTAATGTTTTACATCCTGACTAAAGAGAACTGTTCATGGTGCGACAAGGCTAAGTTCTTCCTAGAAAAGAAGGGTGTCCCTTACGGGGCATTCAACTACAAAACCCATCCCCTCTTCCCATTCCTAATGAAGAGTGCTGGACTAAGCACCGTACCTCAGATCTGGGCTGTAACACCTGATGGTAATGTACACATTGGCGGCTACCAAGAACTTGAAGACTACTTCACTTATCAAGAAGTTGAATTGGAACAGAAGTAATGATTGAATCCCCTAAGTCTAAGCGGGCAACTAGGTACAAGAATGCAGAAGGGGAGGCAGCAACAAAGACTGTCCCCTTAAAGGCACTGAACGACAAACAGAAGGACTATATCAAAGCCCTTACTGCTCACGATCAGGTCATTGTATGTGGCTTCTCAGGTACAGGTAAGACTTACATCGCGGCTACCTATGCAGCCAATATGTATGCCAGCAAGGAGATCAGTAAGATCATTCTTACTCGACCTAACATCTCCGTAGGCAAAGACTTAGGCTTCTTTCCAGGAACGCTAGAGGAGAAGTTTGCTCCTTGGGCTGCACCTGTACTTGATGTTCTTAATGAGCAGCTAGGTAAGGGTGTCGTTGAGACAGGCATCAAGAATGGCAACATTGAGATGGCTCCCCTGTCTACCATGCGTGGTCGTTCCTTTAAGGATTCATTCATCATCCTTGACGAGGCACAGAACACTACTGTAGCTGAGATCAAGATGTTCTTGACACGTATCGGTAGGGACTGTAAGGTCGTCATCAATGGTGACATCAAACAGTCAGACATCTCAGGTCAGTCAGGTCTAGCTAAGATCATCCATCTGGCTAAGAAGCACAGTATGTCTGTACCTGTCATTGAGTTTGGAGTAGAGGACATTGTACGCAGTGACATCTGTAAACAGTGGATCATAGCATTCGAAGGTGAGGGACTATAACTATGGCTAAGTGGGTAATTCGAGATCGTTGTGAACACTGCAACAACTTCGTAGATGATGATGGCTACTGCACTGAGTGTCAGTACGGGACACAGGATGAAGACGAGGAAGATGAGGATGCTATGACTAAGCAAGTGGGTGGTACTCACTACAAGGACATGGCTATCCAACCTGTAGAGTTCATCATTGCTAACGGACTAGGGTTCTGTGAAGGTAACATCATCAAGTATACCTGTAGGTACAAACAGAAAAACGGCGTAGAAGATTTACGTAAAGTAATCCACTACGCCGAGATGTTGATTGCAAGTCTAGAAGATTGAGTAGGAGGGGAGCAGAAATGCTCCTCTTTACTTTCTTCCTTGGATAGAATCACGTAAGGTTGTACTTTTTTTGGACCTCGTTACGTTACGAGTTGCCCTAGCCTTGTCTTCCATAGCCATTCCTGCATCTAAAAGTGAAGTACCTTTATTGAAAGTAGCTTTTTCGCGGGCACGACCTTTCGCGGTTGTATCAAAATTGCTTGCTGCTATTCCGATTAGTTTTATCCCCGTCTTCTGTTTGGCACTTGACAGGGTATCACGATCTAGATTACGAGCATTTGCTGCACGGGTCTTTTGTGCGGCTGACATCGGTTTCTTCATCTTACTTACCCTTCTTCTTAGCTACACCAGCCGAGCTTAGGGCAATAGCGATAGCTTGTTTACGGTTCTTAACTA